TAAAAGGAAATGGTAAGTGAATTATGTCTAAAATACAAATGCAAAGAGTGTCCAGAACAGCTAAAATGTGTCGGATGCGAGCATAATTATATATTAATAAAACAAGAGACGGTTAGCAACTTATATAAGTGTAGTAAATGTGGAAACAAATTAAGACTTAACAAAAACAATGTATGTTGTGAGTGTATAAACAACTGTAAAGGTAAAGTAAAAAGCGAGATTGATAAAGAAAATAATATTTATAGAAAATGTAATAAATTTAATAAGGGAGGAAAAGAAGATGAAGATTAAATTTTTAGTGAATGTACCAGATAAGTATACAAGAGAAAAATATAAGAAAGGACAAGTAAAAGAGTTTGAAGATAGCAGAGCAAAAGAAATATTATCTGCTAAACAAAGTAATGGGCAACCTTATGCTGAAATAGAAACAGCAAAGAAAGAAGTTAAGGCAGAAAAAGCAGTAAAGAAAACAACAAAGAAGAGTAAATAATGACATACAGAGACAATCCAGAAATAGCAAAGAAATATAAAAGCAAAAGATGGCAGAAGCTAAGAAAGCAAAAGTTATTATTAAATCCACTATGCGAAAGATGTTTAGAGAAGCGGAATATACAATAGTGCTTATATAATACATCACAAAGAATATGTAACAGATAAGAACTATGAAGATGATGATATATTCTTCAATATAGAAAACTTAGAGAGCTTATGTCATGAGTGTCATAACAAAGAACATTTCAAAGAAGAAGCGAAATATATATTTGATGAAAATGGAGATTTGATAAAGAATGAGTGAAGATATAGATATTGAATTAGTAAAAGATAGAATGTTTGAAAACAAAATTAAATTAAAAATAAAAGAAGAAGAATATATTATTAGATATAATAATGATGCAAATCCTATAATGATAAATGCTTATTTATTAAAAATGGTAGAAGACACAGATAAGATAATAAAAGTAAGAAAAGATAATGAGTTTTACATAGAAAATGTTACAGAAACAAAGAAAAGAATAGCATTTGAAGAAGCATTAAGCAAAAAAATAGAGTTTTAGAAGTACAAATAGCCCCCCATAGGCACTATGAAAGGCGCTCTATGGGAGAACGGTGGGTGGGCAACGGAAAAATTCGAACAGTTACACATGAGGGGTGTAGTAAGGAGGTGCAGACATGAATAAAGATGAAATAGTTTCTAAATCAATTTTAGAGGAAAATTCAAGGGAAATGATATCAGAAGAAGAACTAGAAGCAAAAAGAAAGAAAATAAAACAAGAACAAAACAAATTTAAGAAGATCTTCAAACAGTTAGATAAAAAGACATTTTCTTTAGTTCAAAACTTGATAAGTGAACTTGCTTTTATGTCTGTAACTCTAGAAGAAAATAGACAATATATTGAAGAACATGGTGTAAAAGAATTATATATGAATGGCAAAGGGCAATTTGGATATAAAGAGTCCGTAGAAAGTAAAAATTATAATGCTATGATAAAAAATTATTCTAATATAGTAAAACAACTTGTAGATTTCCTACCTGATAAGGAGAAGAAAGGTGCAGGAGAAGATTTGCTAAAATTCATAGCAAGTGGTAAGAAATGAATTATATAAAAGAATACTATAAAAAGATAAGCTCTGGAGAAATTATTGCAGGTAAGAAAATAAAGAAAATATATAAAAGATTAGTTGAGGAAAGTGAAAATAAATCACTTTCTTTTTATTTTGATGAAGAGACAGGCGAAAGACCTATACAGTTTATAGAAACCTTTTGCAAACAAGCAGAAGGAGAAATAGGAAAGCCAATTAAATTAGAATTATTTCAAAAAGCATATATACAAGCTTTATTTGGATTTCTTAATAGAGATACAAACAAAAGAAGATTTAATGAAACAATGTTTTTAGTAGGACGTAAGAATGGAAAAACAACAATGCTATCTGCTATTGCGTTATATATGATGATTGCAGATGGCGAGGGCTCAGCGGAATGCTATTCAGTTGCTACTAAAAAGGATCAAGCAAGTAAGGCTTTTAAATCAGCTTGTGCAATGAGAAGTCAAAGTCCAGAAATAAGAGCAATAGTAAATAAACGAAGAACAGATATGTATATGCCTTCAACATTTAGTTCATTTGAGCCTTTATCAAGCGACTCTGATACATTAGATGGATTAAATGCACATTTAGTAATTATAGATGAATTGCACGCAATAAAAGACAGAAATTTATATGAAGTAATGAAACAATCAACATCTAGCAGAACACAACCGCTGGTCGTAATGATAACAACAGCAGGTACTGTTAGAGAAAATATATTTGACGATATATATAATTATGCTAACAATGTATTAGATGGAACAATAAAAAACGATGCTTTTTTGCCTGTACTTTATGAATTAGACAAAGCAGAAGAATGGAAGGATATCAAGTGTTGGGCAAAAGCTAATCCAGGATTAGGAACAATAAAACAATATAAATATTTAGATGAACAAGTACAAAGGGCAAAAGATGATTTTAACAGTAAAAAAGGCGTTCTTTGTAAAGATTTCAACGTTAGAAGTAATACAGAAGAAAAATGGCTTGATTTTGATGTAGTAAACAACGAAGAGACATTTGACATAGAAGAATTAAGAGGATCTTACGGAATAGGTGGAGCAGACTTATCAAGTACAACGGATTTAACTTGTGCAACTATTTTAGTTGTAAAAAATCGTAAAAAATACATATTGCAACAGTATTTTATTCCAAGAGATAGATTAGAAGAAAAAACACAAGAAGATAATGTTCCATATGATATATGGGAGAAAAGAGGATTATTAACGACTTGTGAAGGTGCAAGAGTTAATTATTCAGATGTAACAAATTGGTTTGTAAAAATGCATAATGAATTTGATATTTCTCCTTATTGGATAGGTTATGATCCATGGGGAAGTCCATATTGGTTACAAGAAATGCAAGAAGCAGGATTTGAAATGATAAAAGTAATACAAGGTGCAAGGACAATGTCAAATCCTATGAAAGAATTGGAAGCAGATTTAAAAGAGAAAAACATTAACTATAATAATAATCCGATACTTAAATGGTGTTTATTAAATACGTCAATAGAAACAGATAAAAATGAAAATATAAGACCTATTAAAGGTAAAAAATCAAAACAAAGAATAGATGGAACAGTAAGTTTAATTGATGCTTACTGTGTTTTATTTGAAAAAATGAATGATTATTTATCACTGCAGGAGGAGTGAAATGAGTAAAGAAAGAAGAAACCTGTTTAAATCAATATTTGGGACAAAAAAACAACAAATAGTTCAAACACAAACAAGGCTACAAATGCTTAATAGTTATAATGCAGAATTTACAACATTGGGAGAAGGAACTTATGAAAGTAAAGTAGCAAGACAGTGTATAGATAGGATTGCAACACATTGTGCTAAATTATTACCAAAACACATTAAGGACAATGTAAGCAACAATATTAAAGGTGATATAAATTATTTGTTACAAAATCAACCAAATCCAATAATGACTAAGTTTGATTTTATATATAAAATTATATCGATGTTATATACTGATTCAAATGCTTTTATATATATAGCAAAAAATAAGGACGGTATGATTACAGGATTTTATCCTCTATTAGCATTGAATTACAACTTGTTACAAGATCAGACAGGAAAAATATTTTTAAAATTTAAGTTTGTAAATGGGCAAGAATACACATTACCTTATTTAGAGCTTATACATTTAAGATTGTTCTATAACAAAAATGATATTTTTGGAACTAGTAATAATGTTTTAAGAACAGATTTAGAAACAGCACATACAGCCTCAGAAGGTATAAAAAATGCAATTAAAACTTCAAGTAATTTAAAAGGAATTTTAAGTTATGAAAATTCATTACTAAAAGATAAAGATTTAAAGGCAAGTAAGGAAGCTTTTGTTAGTGACTTTTTAAGTTTAGAAAATGAAAGTGGAATTGCTGCAATGGACGCAAAAGCAACATTTAAAGAAGTTAATTTAAAACCAATTACATTAGATAAGGAACAATTAGAAAGAGTAAATGGAAATATCTTTGATTATTTTGGTATATCAGAAAAGATAGTTAATAATAGCTTTAATTCTGTTGAATGGAATGCGTTTTTTGAAGGGGTAATTGAACCTAGAGCAATACAAATGAGTGATGCATTTACAAGTAAAATATTTAGTTATAAGGCAAAAAAGGATGGACACAAAATTATATTTACTGCAAATAGGTTACAATATGCCTCATTAGATAGCAAAATAAATTTAATTAGAGTTGCAGGAGCTTACGGATTATTAACTAAAGACGATGGAAGAGAAATACTTGACATGGCACCATTAGGAGGAGAAGAAGGTTTAAAAATAATACAAAGTTTAAACAATATAGATTCAAGCATAGCAAATCAATATCAAGGAGGAGAAGAAGGAAATGGAAGAGAGGATTAAGGAAAAACGATTAACTGAAGTAAGAGCGTTAGCAGATACAGACAAAATGATTGTAGAGGGTTATGCAGTTGTATTTGATAGTGTAACAGATCTAGGATATAGAAAAGAAGTTATTGATAAGAATGCTTTTAATGGTTGCGATATGTCAGACGTTTGTATGAAATATAACCATGAAGATAATGTATTAATAATGGCAAGAACAAGAAATAATTCTTTACAAATGCTAATAGATGATAAGGGATTAAAAATAAGAGCAGAATTAATAGATACACAAAACAATAAAGACATATATAAAATGATAAAAGCAGGTTTGCTAGATAAAATGAGTTTTGCGTTTACAGTTTCAAGTGAGGACATAGATTATGATACAGATATAAGAAGAGTAACAGGAATAGACAAACTATATGATGTATCAGTTGTTGATGTACCTGCTTATGATACAACAGAAATATATGCAAGGAATAAAGAACAATTTGAAGAAGAAAAACGCAAATATGAGAAACAAAAAGAACAGCATAGGAAGTTAGAGTTAGAAAAGAAAAAAGCATTAGCATTATTAAGTTTATAATCTCGAACGAAGAGCGGTGGTAGAACTGCTCTTTTTTAGTGCGGTAGAGCCTAATAGAGTTTTATAGAAGCGGTGGTAGAACTGCTAAAAAATTAAAAGGAGGAAGTTTAAATGACTTTAGAAGAAAAACAAGAATTAATCAAATCTGCGACAACTGAAGAAGAACTTGAAGCAAGAATGAAAGAAATTGAAGAAGATAAAGAAGAACCTAAAAAAGGTACAGAAGAGGTTAAGGAAAAAAAAGAAGAATCTGGAGAAATAACATCAGAAGAAGAGAGAAAACTTATAGCTGACACTCAAGAATTAGAAAAAAGAAACAAAGATGTTTCAAAACTAAAAAAAATAGGAGGAAATGAAATGGAAAAAGAAGAAAGAAAATTTGACTTAAGCTCAAAAGAATATAGAAGTGCTTGGGCTAAAAAAGTAATGGGGTATGCAGAAGAAAAATTTACAGAAGATGAGAAAAGAGCATTAGGAGATGCTGTAACAACAACAGCAACAGAATTTGTTGCAAGTACTGCAAACACACAAGGGATAAATAATGGTGGTCTATTCATACCAACATCTGTAAGGGAAGAATTTATGGAAAGATTGTCTGAAATGTCTCCAATATATAGAGATGTTAGAAAACTAGAAGTTAATGGAATTATAGATTTACCTTATGTAGATTCAGCAGATAATGCAAAATGGTATGCGGAATTAACTGATACAGAAAATGAGGGAATAGAATTTAAATCAATTCAATTAACAGGTTGGGAACTTGCTAAAGATGTAGTAATTACATGGAAATTAGAAGAAATGGCAGTAGAAAGCTTTATTGAATTTATATTAGATGAATTAACAGAAAAAATGGGTGAAGCTTTAATTGATGCTGTTATTTACGGAGACGGTTCTGGAAAACCAACAGGAATTACTCACGGATTAACACCTGTAAAAGAGGGAGCAACACCAATAGATTGTTTAATAAATACTTATAAATCATTAAACCAAAAAGCAAGAAGAGGAGCAAAAGGATATATATCAACAAACGTTAATATAGATATTGTTGGATATAAAGATAAGAATGGTAATTATCCATTCCTACAAGGACTTGCAACAAATAAATTAGTTTCTGTAGAAGTAGATCCATATTTAAAAGATGAAGATATAGTTGTTGGCAACTGTAAAAAATATATTTTAAATGAGAATACTCCATTAAGAATTGACAGAGAAAAAACAGTTAAAGGAAGAAAAACAACTTATGGAGGATATTCAATATATGATGGAAAAGCAAAACCAAATTCATTTGCTTATGGACAATACACACCATCAGAAGCAGGTGTTTAATTAAACGGAGGGAAGATTGTATGAATGATTTAATGATATTGGCTAAACAAAGTTTAAGCATAGTAAATACATCAACATTAAAAGATGAAGAAATTAAAATGTGGATAAATGCAGGAAAAGAGGATTTGAAAAGACAGGGCATAAACTCTGAATTAGATAATCCTCTTATTAAATCTGCAATAGTAATGTATGTAAAAGCTAACTTTGGAAATGTAGATATAAAAGAAAAAGAGCTATCTCAAAAAACATACAATCTTCTATGTCATAATCTAGGATTAAGCGAAGATTATAAGGTGGTGGATAATAATGCGTGATATATGTTGCAAGTTATTATCTACTACAATTGAACAAGACGATATAGGGCAAGAAGAAGAAGTTCTAAAAGAAAGATTAATACCAATAATCAAAGTTGAAGATGTGTATTCTAAAGAATATTACGAAGCAAATCAACAAGGATATAAGCCTTCTTTGAGACTTAGAATAAGTGCTTTGAATTATAAAGATGAAGAAGAATTAATCTATATGGATAAGACTTATTCAATAATAAGAACTCAAGAAGTAGCAGCAGATGAACTTGTATTGATTTGCGAAAGGAAAATAAAAAATGTCTAAAACTATTAAGCCAGAAATGTTTGCACAGGCTGTCAAAGAATACTTAGAAATATATGTTGAAGATATAGGGGAAGCAGTAGAGGAAAAATCAAATCAAATAGGAAAAGAAGCAAGAGATGAATTAAAACAGACATCTCCCAAAAAGACGGGGAAATATGCTAAAGGGTGGACTGTTAGAAAAGATAAAAAGAATAAGAACTATTATACAGTAAAAGTGTGGAATAGGACAGATTATCAACTAACGCATTTACTTGAATTTGGACATACTACTAAAAATGGTGGAAGAACTAAAGCAATTCCTCATATTCGACCTGTAGAAGAAAAGTATAAAAACAAGTTTGAAAAACAATTAAAAGATAAGATAAGGAGGAACTCAAAATGACACTAAAAGAATTAAAAACTAGATGTACTAATGCAGGCTTTAAATATGCTTATGGGCAGTTTAAGAAAGCGACAGAGCCTCCTCATTTAGTAGCAATAGCAACTGGAACTGATAATTTTATGGCAGACAATAAAGTATATTCCAAAGATATACCAATTCAACTAGATTATACATACCTAAAAAAAGATTTAACAATGCAAAACAAAATAGAAGATGAAATTTTAGGCGATATCGCTTGGAACAAATCAGATGAAACTTACTTATCAGATGAAGATGTCTGGCAAGTAAGTTATTTTTTTGAAATTTAAAGGAGGAAAAAAGCAATGTCAGAAAACAAAGTAAAATTTGGATTAAGCAATGTTCATATTGCAAAAATAACTGAAAACGAAGGTGCAATAACATATGAAACACCTTTTGCAATGCCTGGTGCTGTGTCATTAAGTGCAGATCCAGAAGGAGAAACAACTCCATTCTATGCTGATAATATCAAATATTATATAGCAACATCAAATCAAGGATATACAGGAGACCTTGAAATAGCAATGACTCCTGATGAGTTTTTAACTCAAATATTAGGACAAGTTGCAGATTCTAATGGTGCTTTATTTGAAAGTGCTGATGATCTAAATGCAAGATTTGCTCTAATGGGAGAAATTGAAGGAGACAAAAAGAAAAGAAGATTTGTATACTTTGATTGTACTGCAGCAAGACCAAGTGCAGAAATGAACACAAACGAAGATTCAAAAGAACCACAAACAGATACTATATCTATAACAATGTCTCCACGTTCTACAGACAAAGCAATAAAAGCTGTTATAGAACCAACAGAAGAAAATCAATCAGTATATGATACTTTCTTCACAAAAGTATATGAAAAGAATGCAACAAAAGGAGTTTAGGAGGTAATTTATGAAGACAATAACAATTTGTGGCAAAAAATATGATATTGATTGCAACGCACTTACTTACGTTAAGTATAAATCCATATTTAAAACAGGGATATTAAAAGATATGCAATTTATTCAAAACTATCTAATTAAGCAAGTGGTAGTATCAAATCAATTAGAAGATAAGAAAATGAGTGAAGCAGAGAAACTAAACAAGGTATCAGAATATATGATAGATGATACAGATGAGTTTATAACAAAAATTACTCAATTAGCTTGGATATTAATATATACAGCTGATAATAAAATTGAAGATTATGAAACTTGGTTGTCACACATTAATTTTAAAGTTGATGATGACTGGATTGCAGAGGTAGCGGAATTTGCCGTAAATTGCTTTTGTTGATGAAGAATTATCAAAGGAACTAGAAAAAATAAAAGGAGGTGGCAACTCTAAGGAAGTATTTCCAGAACATGAATTTTTAGGTTCATGTTTAAGAATAGGGTTGCACATCTCAGACTTAAAAGAGCTTACCTATGTAGATGTAATGAAAATACTTCTTACATTTATACAAGACAACAAATTAAGTCAAAGGGAAGCTACACAAAGAGATATAGACAAGTTATTAGGATAAGAGGGTTAAATCCCTCTTGTTTTAATGGAGGTACATAGATGAGTGGTTCAATTAAAGGAATTATAGTAGAAATCGGCGGAGATACATCAGGATTACAAAAAGCATTAAGTAAGGTTAATTCTGCTACATCTAGTTTGAGCAGAGAACTAAGGCGGAGTTAATTCTTTGCTGAAATTAGACCCTAAAAATACTGAATTGTTAAAACAAAAACAAGATGTATTAAATCAGTCAATTAAAACTACAGAAGATAAATTACAGCAGTTAAGAAGTATTAAAGAAGAAGCGGACAAAAAAATGGCTGAAGGCACAAAGATAAATGAAGAAAATTATCGTGCCTTACAAAGAGAAATAATTAATACCGAATCTAAATTAAAACAATTAGAATTATCAAATGACGCATTTTATAAAATGGGTCAAAAGGTAGAAGAATTTGGAAATAAAATAAATGCTGTAAGTGAAAAGATTAATAGTTTGGGAAACAAATTAACTACAAGGCTTACTCTTCCTATTGCAGCGGCAGTTGGAGCAGGAATAAGTTATAATGCAGAATTAGAAAAACTTACTACATCATATTCAACTTTTCTAGGAGATTCAAAAGAAGCAGAGAAGGTTATTAATCAGATAAAAAAAGATGCTACCAAAACTCCTTTTGATGTAACATCTTTGGTAAAAGCAAATCAAATGTTAATATCAACAGGAGAAAATGCAGAAGCTTCACAAAAAACCATATTAGCTTTAGGGGATGCAGTAACGGCAACAGGTGGAGGAAATGACGAACTAACACGTATGGCTTCAAATCTACAACAAATTAAAAATGCTGGAAAAGCAACGGCAATGGATATAAGACAATTTGCTTATGCAGGAATTGATGTTTATGGATTGTTAGCAGATTACTTAGGTAAAACAACTCAAGAAATTAAAGACATGGAAATATCTTATGAAGATTTAAGTGGAGCATTACAAAAAGCAAGTTCTCAAGGCGGAAAATATTATAATGCAATGAATAAATCAAGTGAGACACTTGCAGGACAAACAAAACAGCTTAAAGCTCAAGTTAAAGATATGGCGGGAGAACTTACAAAAAGTTTAATGCCTGCTGCTAAAAAGACTATTGCTCAAGTTGAAGAATGGATTAAAAGATTTGATAATTTATCAGATTCTCAAAAAGAAAACATAGTAAAAATAGGTTTAATGGTAGCAGCTGCAGGACCACTATTAAAAATAATTGGAACAATAACAACTGGAACAGGAAAGGTTGTTAAAGGAATTGGAACAGTAACAAAAGCTATAGGACTTGCTAAGAATGGAATAGGAGATGCAACAGGTGCAGCAGCAAATTTAGCTAAAGTATTTCAAGGATTAACAAACCCAGTTGGATTAGCTGTTACGGCAATAAGTGCATTGGCAGGAGCTTATATATATTTAAAGAATGAAGCTGATAAGTTACCAGCAAAATTACAAGCAACAATAGAAGAAACAGAAAAAGCAAGACAAGCACATGAGGAATATAGAGAAGAATTAGATAAGACGGCTTCTAGTAATCTTGCAGAAATACAAAATACAGAAAATTTAAGAGATGAATTATCAAAGCTAGTAGATGAAAATGGAAAGGTAAAAGAAGGATATAAAGATAGGGTTGCTTTTATACTAAGTGAGTTGAATAAAGCTTTGGGTACAGAATATTCTTTAACAGGAGATATTATAAATCAGTATAAGAGTTTGCAAGATGAGATAGACTTACTAATTTTAAAAAAGAAAGCTCAGATAATATTGCAGAATGAAGAAAGCAAATATTCAACAGCAATACAAAATCAAAATGATGCATATAAAAAAATGATAGATGCTCAAAATGAATATAATAAGGCATTAAAAGGAAAAACATATGAACAATATTTTGAAGATTTAAAACAACAATATATTGATGCTGGATATACAGCAAAAAAATCAGCAGAGCACGCAAAAGACTATATGGCTAAATGGGTGGATGGATATAGACAAACATATGAAACGAATAAAAATATATACAATGATTATTTAAATGATATTGTTAAATATGAAAACGATTTTTCAACAATACAGAGTGATAATACAGAAAAAATAAAAGAGTTAACGGATGAGAGAATAAACAACTATGCTCGTGAAAATTTATCTAAACAAGAACAACTACAAATAGGAATAGAACAAGAGTTGTATAATATCACAGAATTAAAAAGATTACGTGAAGAGGATTTAAAAAATCAAAATGAAATTTCAGCTGAAGCTAATGCTAATGCAATAAAAAGTGGAGAAGAACGTTTACAAGGTTTAGTTGAAAATTTAATTGCACAAACAAGTACTGTAAATGAAAATTCACCGCAAATTATCGAGGCATGGAAACAATTAGCAACAGGTTCTTACTCTACATATTATGATACGATATCTCCATTAGATGATGAATTAAAAAAGAAAATAGAAGAAATGACAGGAGTAACAGCAGAAAAAACACCAGAGCTAGTTGGAGAAACTCAAAAAATGATGACATCAGTTTTAGATGAGGTTGAGAAAAATCCAGAATTTAGAAAAGAAGCAATTGAAAATCTTCAAGGATTTCTAAAAGGGCTGAATGATGAAGACTTAAGGCAATTATTGAATGATGCTGGCGTTGCTGATGTAGAAAAAGTAATGAAAGGAATAAGAGATGGTAACTTAGCTGAAGATGAAGGAGTGGAAATATTAAGTAGTTTACAAACAGGATTGAATAATAAAAGTTGGAAAAATAGCTTGTGGGATACTGCTAGAAATATTGCTTCGACATTATCTGGATTATTAACAATTAAAGCTAATGTAAATGGAAAAACTTCTAGATTACCAGGACATAAATCAGGGCTTGACTATGTTCCTTATGATAATTATATTGCAAGATTACACAAAGGAGAAAGAGTATTAACAGCAGAAGAAAACAAACAATTAATGCAGATGGAAAAAGCTTCAAGGCTGAAAGTTCCAAATATGAAGGCAATAGGTCAATCTGTTGCTGACAGTATAAAAACAGTATTTACAACTCCTACAATAGTTATAAACGCACAAGATGAATTAACACCACATAAAATAAATACCATTATAGATACAGTAAATAGAAGATTAGGAAGTCAATATTAGTCGAATTTTGTCAAACGATTTTTCTTGCAATACTTTGCTGTAAAAGGTACAATATTAAAAGAGGTGGTATTGTATGAAATGTCCAAAATGCAATGAAGAGATAGCAAAATTTTCTGATATTTGTCCAAAGTGTAAAATAGATATTTTTGAATATAAAAAAAATATTACAGAAAAAGATAATAAAGATATGGGTAGAGAAAAAAATTCCTCAACAAAAACAACATCGTTGAAGTGGATAAATATTTTACAACTATTCGGATTTCTAGTTGCTAGTTTTATTAGTTTTTCAATGGAAGGAAACAAACTACAAGGAATTATTTACCTAGCAATAGGTTTAATTATATTTGCTTTTATAAGAGGATTTTCAGATATAATAGATTTATTAGATGAAATTAACAATAAAATTAAGTAAGGAGAGATTGCTATGAAAAATATAATAAAAAAATGGTGGTTTTGGCTAATAATTGTAGTATCAGTATTAATTATAGGTATATTAATAAATCAGTATATAGAAAATAAAAAGCTAGAAGAAAAATTTGAAAAAATTGGAGAAGGAGCTTTAGATTATTATGAAGGAGTTCAAAAAGCGGATGGCTACCTAGATAAATTTACATATAATTATGCAACAGGAGAAGTTGATTATAATCCAAATAAATAGTTTGAAACACTTGCAAATGCAGGTGTTTTTATATTATCAAGTAATAAAACAATAAAATTAATATTTATAGCATCAGATTAAATTCTGGTGCTTTTATTATGCAAAAAAGGAGTCACAAAATGGTAAGAGAATTTTATATAGAAAATGAAACAGGGCAACGTTTTTCTATGATGGATATAGAAAAAGGTTGCTTTTTAAGTTCTCCAACGCGGACTTGGTTATTCTTATGATATAGAATATGCGCAAATAGGAAATGACTTTATACAGAATATAAGAAAGTTAGCACAAGGGCAAATATCAGGAGAATTAATCTTTAAAAAGTACGATAATTATAAAAAGTTTGTAGATTTTATAGAAAGTGCAAAGAATTTAAAGTTTGTCTACAAAGTGCCTCTTGAGAATGGATTTACAGAGTATTTTAAAGATATAGATATATCTAATGTAGACAAAGGCGAAATTCGGCACAGATGCAGTTTTAAGAGTCCCTGTGACATTCAATGCAAAATCACTATGGTACGAAGCAAAAGAAGTAGTATACACAATAGATTCAGTAACAAATGAACTAAGATGGGATTTTGAGTGGAATCCAGTTTTTACTGCTTACGATAATAGAAATATAACATTTGATAATAAGGGGCATGATGAAGCTCCTTTTAAATTGGAATTAAATGGCGAAGTAGTAAGTCCAGCTATAACAATTTTAGAAGACGATATTGAAGTAAAGAAATTAGAATTAGATGGTTTAAGAATAGAAGCAGGAGAAACATTTATATATAACACAAAAGATACCGAGCAGGAAATTATAAAAACAGATGGAACATCAACAACCAATTTATTTAGTTTCTTAAATCCAAACTTTATAAATTTCTTCAAATTAAGAAAAGGTGCTTCAACTATTAGACTTGAAGCTGATGGAGAAATAACGAGTGGAAAATTAACAATATATGTACAGTATAAAGCTGTATAATAGGAGGAGGAAGTATGTTAAAAGGACACGTATTTAACTTGCAAACGTTTACATCAGAAGCGTTTGCTCTTTTTATTGATAAATTTTTAAATGGTAGATGTGGAGTAGCAAAAGGCTGTGAATTATCTAACACAAATACTTCTGCAACTATAGCAGATGGATATTTTGTAGTAAGAGGAAGATTTTTACAAATTATTTCAGGAGTAACAATATCTAATATAACAAATAACGGATTTTATAGTTTAGTGTGTGAAATAGACTTATCTAAGACTAATACTGCAGATCAATTAAATCAAGCAAAAATAAAAACTGTGTATAATGCAAGTAATTATCCTACATTAACACAGCAAGATATTACTGGAAGCGGAACAGTATATCAATATGAATTTGCTAGATTTAGAGTAGAAAATGGCTCTATAACGAATTTCGTAGATAGAAGAACATATCTTGATTTTGAAATTCTTTACGATTTAGTAGAAAGTGAATTGAGAAAATTAGAAAAGCAAAGTAATGTGTTAATGAAAACAGGAGGTACTATAGATGGAGATTTGGAAGTCACTGGTAATATTACAGGCAATCTTACTGGCAATGTTAGTGGCACTGCTCGGAAACGCTGAAAAATTAGGGAATAAAGAAGCTAGTGAATTTATTACAAAGGATAATATTGCTGTATTAACTGGAACAATAACAACACCTGCTAAAAATGCTGAAAGTTTAACTGGAAGCGTAGAAGTAAATTATCCTATAGGATTTACAAGGGATAATTGTGTAGTTATATCATTAATGCTTCATAATCAAAAAAAAAATTATAAAGATTATTGGTCAATATCTTCTTTGGCTAATGATTCGATGATTATGTTATATGGAAACAACGGGTCAGCGACATTAAAGCCAAACAAGATTAGAGTTTATACTAATAAACTTTCCTCAGCTTTGGAAAGTGAAACATTTAATTATAAATTAGTTCTTATGAAAATATCTTAGGAGGTCTTAAATGGAACTCTACATATTATCAAAACAAGATTTAAATATATTATCTATATGTAAATTAGCTGATTATCAAATAAATTTAGATGAAGAAACAAATGCAAAATCTACATTTACTCTAATAAAAACAAATGGACTAAAAAAAGAGAACTATATGGTATTAAATGGACTATACAGACAGTTTATATTTGTAATAGATGATGTTCAAACAGAAAAAGAAAGTGACGTAGTTACAGTTACTGCTCTTGATATTTCTAACGTATTTAATAGAAAAGTAATAGAAAAAAATATAGACACAATGAAGAGTAAGTCTATAGAAGAGTTTTTAGCAAATACAATATCAGAGAACTTTGTAAATTCTGATGATACAGCATTAAATGTTAATTATATAGAAATTTACTGGCATACAAATACGCAAGGAAATGTAGCAACTAATGCAGAAAATGGACTATACAACTTTCATACATTCTTAACAAATTGCAGACAGTATAAAAACATATATACAGATTTTAAACTTGAGAATTTAGGAAATCCACAAACAGTTGAAGGCAAAAGAATAAGTATAGAAGCAAAAAATAGAAAAATTGTAGATATAAGTTTAAACGGCGAAAGCACACAAAACGGAACACCAACACCAGACAACCCTATTGAGATAGAAAATGTAGAAGGAAAGAATAAATTTAATTATTTATGGTTTGATACTACAAAAGAAGTAGTCTGGACTGCTTATCAAAGCATATCAAGTGTAGCTAAAGCAATTCCTATATTTATAGGTAAAGGCAATGTTGCTACTTTTAGTTCAAATGTTCCTTCGTTATCTGGGAATAATTTGCTATATGCAATTAATGATTTAACGCAAACATCAAGTGCATCTTTTGCATTAGGAAAAACTCAAACAATAAAAGCTAACAATGAAGGATATGTTTATGTGGGGTATATTAAATCAAGAACTAATTATGATAAAGTTAAGGATGGAACTTATTATGTGCAAGTGGAAGAAGGCACAGTAGCAACCCCATACGTTCCATACAACTCATTAGAAATAAAAGATATAGGAGAGAATTTGTTTGATATCAATAAAAGATTACAAGGAACAATAAATTCTGAGGGAGATTTAGAAATTTCACGAAATGTAAATAAATTCTATGAATATGACTTTAAAGAAAATACTCAATATACATTTAGTGCCTATGTTAAGAATGAAAATGAAAATAAAGGGAATGTTAGATTTAAGATAGTCTATAAAGATGGAACTGAAAATGGAGAAGTTTTATTAAATCGTACTACTATATATGAGTATATTACTTATACATCAGCATTAAATAAGACAATCGATTATATTGCTATAAATTATGGTAGTGGGGGAATAATGTATATAAAAATGGAGAACTACAAATAGAAGAGGGCACACAGGCAACCCCATACAAACCATACCAAGAACAAAAAGTAGATTTTCCATTAAGTGAAGGACAAAAATTATACGAAGGCTCTTATTTGGCGGATGATGGAATACATCATAAGAGGAAACAATATGTAATTACAGGTAATGAAACTATAGAAAAAATATGGATTGATGATGATACTCATCATGTATTTGCAATAAAAGCAAGTTTGCCTGTGCCACAGATTTCGGATAAAACATATAAAGAATATTTGTGTAACACATATAGAGTTTTAAATTACGATGGAGGAATTGATTCTATATGGGCGAATCGCAAAGATAATAATACGAATTATACTACGGCAATGGCGATTGATTATACTAACAGTAGCCTATCTCTGCGTGGTCGTATTATTATAAAAGATATGAGCATAGATGATATTGATAAGATGAAGACGTATTTATCTGAACAATACTCAAATGGTACACCTGTAATCGTAGAATACGAACTATTAGAAGAAGAAATAGTACCTTATACCACTGAACAGCAAGAGGCTTGGGATAAGATTAAAAACTTAACTTTATTTGAAGGAGTAAACCATATTAGTTCAGATGCTAATATGGTTTTAAAATATTATCCTTTAGAACCAGTTGGATTAAAGTTTGTTTTGAGAATAGATATAGAAAACAAAGAAGAAACAACAGAGTTAATAGATACAACTCTTCCAGAAGTAGCAGATTACAACAAAATATATGAGGAAGACGTTACAGCAAAAGTACAAGTATATATTCGTGAAGATGGAAGCGAATATAATCTTTATCTAAAAACAGATAGAACAACAACTACTAATAAGGATGATCCAGATAGAGCAAGTGGAAAGATAGAAGTAATAAGTGTTGAAACAGCAGATAAAGCATCAGAAGAAGCTCTTAACGTAATGAAAGGTAACAACTATAAACATTTAGTGGAGTTTAAAATTGCAAAGACAAGCAAGTTAATGGATATAACAGAGCTTTATATAGGTAGACCTATCAGAATAAAAACAGATGATGATATATATGACAGTTATATATCATCTATAACATTAACAGATGAGAACTTTGTTTGTTTTAAAAGCGGAAGTTTAAGGACAACACTAATTGATAAGTTAAAAAAGAAAAATGAAAGCATTGGAAACAAAGTAGATGCAAGCGGCGGAAAAATAACTGGAAATTTAGATATAAAGGGAACTTTAAAAAATAAAGGTAAATCCTTTTTAGATTTAACATATCCAATTGGTTCTATCTATATGAGCATAGAGAATACTAATCCCAGTTCATTGTTTGGAGGTACTTGGAAATTAGAAAGAACTTTTCAAGGTGGTGAATTGTTGGCTTTTGGTACAAGTTATAATTTGAATACAGCAGATACTCTTGATAATTCAACTTATAAAGCATGGTCTGAAATATTTACAACTTCTAATCAATCAATTACTAGCAAAAACTATGTAGATGGTATATTAATATTTGATTATGGTACTTTTAAAGTAAATACAAAAGGAATTGTTGGGTATGTTGAAGCTACATTAATTTTAAGTGGTAATGGAAATGAAAATTCAAACTCTATATGGTTTGGTGAAAATAAAAACGCATTGCCTAGTGGTATTGTATTAATGGGTAATCCTAGAGCTTTAAATACTATTGGGTATAAAGGAGCTTATGGAGGAACATCTAACCAATATTGTTATAGAGTTGATACAACAGAGGATTTAGGATTTTATATAAATCCACAGTTTATATCATATCCAGCTGGTGCTGAGTTTTATCCAGGAAGTGGTGGAACTAAATGTTCATTAAATGTAAAAGTATATTCGTCAGGTGGAACAAAATATATGTGGAAACGTATAGCATAGGGAGGTGAGAGAAGTTGGATAATACAGTAACAACAGTAATAGCCTTCATAGTATCAATGATACCTATTTTCACAGTAATAATAAAACTAAATAGTACAATAACAAAATTAAACACAACAATAGAGGTGTTAACTGAACAAATGAAGTTTAGCCAAAAAGATAGAAATAAGATTCATGAGCAATTAAATGATCACGAAACAAGACTATCAATATTAGAATTAGAATCAAAGGGAGGTAAAATATAATGGAAAACAAGAAGCTAATAATTACAGCAGTTGTAACAGTAGTATTAGCAATTGCAGGAATGCTTTTTGGTATAAAGTATACTGATGACGATATAAAGGAAATCAGCGAAGGTATAGAAACAGTAGTCAATATAGTGGACAACCAGTCTACAAAAGAGATACCAGAGGCTTATGTAGAAGATGAACAAGCACTAGAAGAGCAAGAAATAGAAGACGAAGGTTTTGAACTACAAGGAGAGATAGCTTACAATGGTTCTAGTGAATTGCCAAATGTTCAACTAGGGCAATATACAGGGCTTACATATTACTCACAAATAGATAGTAGATGGAAGAATAAGCTATATACAAGTACAGACAACTCAAGTCAAACAATGGGCTCAAGTGCATGTGGACCAACATGTTCTGCAATGGTAGTTAGTTCAATAAAAGGAACAATATTACCAACAACAATGGCTGATTTATATGTGCAATATGGATTTAGAAGTGCAAATAATGGAACTTACTGGTCTGCATTTAGATGGACAGCAGATGTGTTTGATATAGTATATAAAGAAATATATAAACTAAATGATGTATGCGACTTATTAGAAGAAAACTACATGGTAATAAGTGCTTGTGGAAATGGTTTATTTACAACTGGAGGACATTTCATATTAATATATGGATATGAAGATACTAACGGAAGTGGACAATGCGATAGTGGCGATAGACTAAAAGTATATGACCCATACCTATATAGTGGAAAATTTAACTTAAGTACACGTAGAGGAAAAGCAACAGTTGAAGGAAATACAGTATATGTAGAAAAGGAAACATTTAGAGCTTATGCAAATTATAGTGGATTCTTTGCATTCAAAAACGATAGAACAGATACAAAAGAAGATAACACAAACGTAGTAACAGCAAGCTATACGAGATATGTAAAAGTAAATACTTCATTAAATGTACGTTCTGGACCAGGGACAAGCTATAACGTTGTAGGCAGAAAATATAACGGAGATAAAGTAACAGTATATAAAGAAAGTTCAAATTGGAGTAATATTGGAACAAATGAATGGGTATCTAGTGATTACTTAACAGATAGCAACGTACAAGTTCCAAATACAGTAGGGCAATATAAGAAACTAAAATCAACCACTACATTGTATTCAAATTCAAATTTGACAGGCACAAGATATACATATTTAAAAAATACAAAAGTTAAGATATTACAGAATGTGTCAAGTACAGTAGATAGAGTTTATATTAGTGCAACTGGCAGATACGCTTATGTAGATAATTCAGCATACGGAACAACAGTATCAGGCGTAAACCTAACAGGGCAATACAAGAAATTTAAGAGCAATACAATAATATATTCTAACTCGAATTTGACTGGAACAAGATATTATTATTTACCAAATACACGAGTGAAAATATTAAAGGATTTAGGAAATATTAATTATATTTATGTAAAAGCAACAAATAGATATGGCTATGTTTCAGAAAATGTTTATAGATAAAAAATGAACAAAAACACTCGAAAATCAAGGCATATAAGTATATTCCTGGGAAATAAAAAAGGCTTAAAAGCGATTCTCGTGAGGCGATTTTTGGCTTGATTTCAAAGAATTTCCTTCCAAAATTCGACATTTCGTGTCGAATGATTTTTCTTGACAAAATGTAATAAAATGGTATAATATTAACTTGCAAATAAAAATGTTTGATATTATGTAAATTTTGTGTTATAATATAAGGAGAAAAATATGGAAGAAAGAAATGTTTATTATACAAATAGTATTGAAATTGAAACAACAGCTTTTGACGTAAAATTAAAAATTAATTATAATACTTCAGAAGAAGGAAAGATACAAAGTAAAAGATTATGCGAAATTACTATGAGTCCTCAACATGCAAAGGCTTTTTCAAACATTTTGAAAAATGTTATGAATGATTATGAAGAAAATTTTGGAAAAATAAATTTAGAGGGTATAAAAGATGGACAAAACGAGTAATATTGTATTTGAAACAACAGATATTTTTAACAAAACCATTTTTTTGTATGGGGAAGACTTAAAGCATATAGAAGATAATCATCCTGAACTTAAAGGCGAAACAGAGGCGATAAGAAAAACGATTAATGCACCAGAAGTTGTTTATGAAAGTAAAAACATTCCTAATAGAAGTATATTTTTCAAAAAAGGTGTGCATTCTAAGTTTAGTAACCTATATACTAAAACTGTCGTAGAATATACAGATGATAAAATTGGAAATGTAACGACAGCTTTTGTATGCAGAGATATACAAGGTGTTAATGGGGAGGGATTACAATATGTCGACATTAACAATAAACTATGATAAGAAAAATGATATCTTGTATGTAAGTATTGGAGAGCCAATTGCTTCTATTAGTGAAGAAATATCTGATGGCGTATATTTAAGAAGGAGCATTGAAACAGATGAGATATCTGGGGTAACTATTTTAGATTACAAATATAAAATAGATAATAAAATAAATATTGATTTACCTAAAGAAATTGACTTATCTTTGGTTAAAATTTAGAAGACTAGTAAATCTAGTCTTTTATCTTTGCCACGTTTCGACACATTTTTCAAAAGTGATATGCTATAATAATTAAGTATTTAGAAATAAATACTGTGGGGGCTGTAGGAAAAAACAGCAAAGACTAGCTGAGAGAGGCTAGTCTTTATTCATTTTAATATTAATCAGCAAATCAATAACTTGTGACACTTCTAAAACTTCTTTTGAATTTATTCCGTATTTATCTATTCTACGATACATTTCTTCTTTTAAGTTTTCTATATCTAATTCAGAGTAAAACAAATCATCAACTTTAACCTCAAGAGCATTTGCTATCTTATACATAGTTTTAAGAGAAGGATTAAATTTTTTATTGTTCTCTAATTCAACTAAATATGTTCGAGCAATATTTGTCATTTTACTTAATTGATATATAGTCAAAGATTTTTTTAATCTAATATTTTTAATTACGAATACAAACATAAAATTACCTCTAAAAATTATTATGTCCATATTTTAATACAATTATTTTTTTATTTCTACGTGTCGCTGGTAGCGACATATTGAACTTCTGTAACCATTGCAAAAAGCCAATTTTATTTTGTCGAATTTCTCAAAATCCTTGTGAGAGTAATATTTTGTCGAACGATTTTTCTTGACTTTGTCGAAAAAGGTAAATATAATTTAACTAGATTAAGAAACGCGTTTCTCTGATAAGGAGAAAAAAATGGAAAAATTAATTGTAGAAGAAAATGAAATTATAGAAGAGGAGTTATATCAAAAAATAAAAAAACAAATGAATAAAAAAGACGATTGGTTTACGTCGAAAGAGCTGAGAATACTTAAAAAACACTTAAAAAATTGACGTAATTTTGACGTAATTTATATGAAAAAACGTGTGTTTTTATGCTTAATAGTGCATTGATATTATTAAACATAGACCTTACAGCCACAACGAAATTATTAATTCTTGAGCAATTCCCTAAAGTGGCTGAATACACCTTCCGACCTGATAGCGCGAGTTCGATTCTCGCTACCCGCTCCAATGTCAATGTCAATGGGGACGGAGAATTTTGACAACGTAAAAAATGAAATAATAGATAAATTTAAAATAATAGGTTGTCAAAAAACTCCGTCCCCATTGACACATACTATGATGAAGATGGAAAAGAAATACCATGTAATTCTATACAAGATTTATCAGAAAAAATGTTTGAGTAAGGTTTAAAAATAATTACAAAATTGTTTAAAGATTGTAGTAATAAGGATGGAGATAAAATATGAATAGGAAAAAGAAAATATTAATGCTTTGTATTGTTCTAATTATTGTATCTATTGTAGGATGTTATATATTGTTAAAAGGTTCAAAAGAAGAAATCTATTATAATTATTATGGATTTGATATGGGAAGAATACAAATTAAAGTTTACGAAAATGGTATTGTAGAAGAAGATGTTGAAATAGAAGATCCTCGACATTCAGAAAACTATAAATATCTTAAGACTTTATCTAAAAATGAATTAGATGAGATAAAAAATAATATAGATAACAAAAATTACATATATAGGATAATTTATGGAAAAGAATATACAGGTAAAATTATGGATCATTTAGGAATCAAGATAGAAGATTTTAGACGTTAATTTTTTAAAAATTTATAATATAATAAATATAGAAAGTCAATATACAGAATGTGGTATATGTCATATGTCAATGGGGACGGAGAATTTTGACAACATAAAAAATGAAATAATAGATAAATTTAAAATAATAGGTTGTCAAAAAACTCCGTACCCATTGGCAACACAAGTTGGTGCTTATGATTATAAATTACCATTTGAAGTTAATCATAAACAAGAAATGGTTTTAGTATCTTCTCCAATGAAAAGAAAACAAGTAAATAAATATTTGGGTTATTTAAGAGAATATTTTGAAATTGAATATCGTGAAGATAAAGGAGATAGAACTGAAAATGGTATGGCAGTATTTGATTCTGCAATACCAGATAATTATGAATTATTAAAAGTAATACCAATAATAGATTTAAATTTATTTAAAGGCAAAGATATTACATTTGGATTAGTATTTAGACCTACTATTAAAGAGATAATTAATGAAAAATAAGTAAGTAAACAATAAGCAGGATAAAGAGAATGATAGCACTGCCCTAATTCATTCTATATAAATATAGGAATAGTTGTGCTATCATTTCTTATTTTGCACTTGCAAAATTGTGTTAAAAATATGGAAGAATTCTACCATACTTTTTATTTAAATCAATTAATTAAAAGGTTTGCGAGGTTTTATTTTACTTCCAACTGTTGGATATATACTGGAAATGTTGGATAAATCTTGGATGTTTAAATTTAGTTTCAAAATATGTTGAAATTATGGTATAATTATATATAGAAATGACAGATAAATAGTAAGTTGTTGAAATGAAGGGATAGTTAATGAAAAAGTATATTAAGGAAATTATTATAAGTGTTCCTCAATTAGTGTTATTTTATATATTACCAATATTTGCTGGACCAACTGATACAATGGGAATGGTATTTTTAATCATTATAGGAACATTTATATTATCATTACTTATTGGAATTTTATCTAATAATAAAATCAAATATTTCTATTCAATATTTACTGCAATATTATTTATACCATCAGTTTTCATTTATTATAATGAGTCAGCTTTAATTCATTCTATATGGTATTTAGTTTTTGCAAGTGTTGGATTGTTTATTGGAAGTTTGATAAACAAATTATTGAATAGAAAGTAATTCAAATTACAAGTATTAGTTTGATACGAGGAGGTTTTAATTATGAGCTTTGGTGGTTGGACAGTAGGAACAATTATAGTAATTGTTATTTGTGCTGCACTAGCAATTATATATAGAAATAAAAAAGGATGATAAAAAAATAAATTTATAGTAGGAATAGTAATTTGAAAGGAAGGTTTTATATGAAGAATTTAAAGACAGGAATATTCCTAATTGTGTTAGGTAATTTATTATATTTGGCATATATATTTTTTTGTGGAAATGAGACAAGTGATTTTGGAAAATTTAGTAGTGGATTATTAATAGGTTTATCTATTGGATGTAATTTGATAGGGGTAATTTTAATAATTTATTATATGTCAAAAAATAATAATGAAAAAGCTAAATAGTAATTTGTATTTCGAAAGGTGGTAACAATTAT